GAACAATGGGGTGGATGCATAGGCGATTCCACGATCACCGGGGCCCTGGAGCTGGACGGGGCGTTCCAGATCGACGGCTCGGCCCAGGTCAACGGCCTGGTGAGCTTCGGGGCCAACAACGTCTACGACTCGACCTGGTTCGACTGCTCCGTGAAGGGGACCTATCTCAAGACGCACGACCAGAGTTCCACCTGCCTGCTGGCGCAGTTGTGGTTCAAAGACACGGGCAACCAGTTGGGCGAGGGGGCGGACCGGATCTACCAGGTTCCCCACTTCGAGATCGACTATCCGCTGAGCGTCGGGGCCTCCCTGAACAATCTGACGGCGACGCAGGTCACAGTCCAGGCGGCGGAGCAGGGCGTGGTCGCCTGCCTGAGCGAGTCCGGCGGGCAGGCCCTCTGCACGACCGGCCAGTACCGGCTCCTTCTCATGAGGCTCGTCTGATATGGCGGACATCCTGATCCAAGCCCCGGACCTGGGCCTCAACGCCCTGGCGCCGGTCAATCAGCTGGACCCGCGGGCGGCGGCGGACGGGTCCTACAATATCGTGTACGAAAAGGGACTCCTGCGGACGGCGCCGGGCCTGGCCAACTGGAATACGGCCACGCCGCTGAATGCCGGGGACGCCGTCCTGGCCGTGCCGAGCTGCCGGATCAACCTGTCGGACTACCTGCTGGCGGTCACGCGGGAGAAGATCTACCGGCGGGACTTCACCAACGAGGAGTGGGACGACCTGACGCAGGCCGGGGTCACGATGCGGTCCTCCGTCGATTACCCCATCTCGACCGTCGTGATCAGCCACAACGACGCCGACATCTACCTCAACGACGACGCGGCCCAGGCCCACGCCTACGAGCACGTCGTGATCTGCGACGGCGGCCAGTCGAATATCCAGCGCTGGGCGGGCGAGGGCGAGGCCGACTGCGGGGACGTCCTGGGGGCCGACGGCTATTCCGGCGGCACCGCGCACCGGGCCCTGCAGGTGGGCACGACGCAGAACCGCCTGATTCTGATCGCGCCGCGGGAGTACGACGCGGCCAGCCGGATCTGGATCGAGAACCGCACCCGGGTCCGCTGGCCCCAGATCGCCAAGCTCCAGTCCTGGACGGGCACGGGCTCCGGCGCGGTGGACCTGCGGGACACGGGCGGGATCAACGTCTGGTCCGCCCCGTTGGCGGGCGAGTTCTATATCTACCAGGACAACAGCATCTGGAACCTGCGGTACGTGGGCGGCACGACCGTCTTCGACCCCAAGCCGGTGGTCCACGACCTCGGGCTGCTGGACAGCCGCCTGCTGGCCCCGCACGGCAACGTGCACTACTTCATGGGCTCGGACTGGAACGTCTACGCCTACTACGGCGGCACGATCAAAAAGGCGATCGGGGACCAGATCAAGGACTTCCTGATGCGGGACGTGGAACGCGCCGCGGTCCGCCGCTGCTGGCTGGCCCTGGACATCAACGCCGAGCGGCTGGGCGTGTTCCTCGTGCCCGCCGGCGGCGCGTACGCCGGGGCGATCTACTGGCTCGACCTGGCGCAGGGCTCCTGGAGCAAGCAGGACCTTTCCGAGGCCTTCGCCGCCGGGGGGATCACCGCCGTCTCGCTCGTGCCGTCGGCCACGGGCGAGCGGGGCGAGACGTACCGGCAGGCCCTGGAGAAGGTCTCCCTGCAGGAGATCAGCGACGCCGGGGACGCGACGCTCCGCTACGGGGACGTCCTGTGCGAGGCCAGTCGGACGCTGACCAGCGAAGTGACCAACGCGAGCTGGTGCGCGGGCGGGACGTACCTGTCCTGCGCGACGGGGGCCTTTCTCTCGGACGTCACGCCGGGCGACATCGTCCTGGTGGAGGATGGCTCCTCCTGGACGAACTGCCGCTACGGGGACCATTACTACGCGCTGGCGGAGGTCTCCAACACGTTCCTGCGCCTGCACGAGCGGGACCCGTCCCTGGCGGTTTCCGATACGACGGACGCGCCGGCGGGCGTGCCGTTCACCGTCTGGACGGCCGACGGCGAGAGCTACGCGGACGTCCTGGAGGTCTACAAGACCGAGGAGGCCTTGGTCGTCGGCGACGACTCGGGATTCCTCTGGGCCTTCGACCCGTCGCTGTCGGGCACCGTGGCGGGCGTCAACGTCACGGCGCCGCACCTGACGCCCGTCTTCGACGGCGGGACGCCGGGCCTGCAGAAACGCTGGCCGGGCCTGCGCGTCACGGCCCGCAAGCCCACCACCGACAACGACGGCCAGATGCTCGTGTACTTCCGGACGGCGAATTTCGACAGTACGGAGCTGTCCTCCTGGACGCGGATCGACGCCTCGGTCGCCTTGGACGCCACGGCCGGGACCCGGCAGTACTTCGTCAACCGCACGAGCGAGAAGATCCAGTTCGCCCTGATGAGCACCTGCGGCAGCACATTTGAAGCCCGGGAGATGGAAGTCATGGAACCGGTGCTGGAAGAGAACCGGTAAGGAGAATCGAGCATGGGACTGTTCAGCAGCGGCAAGAGCAAAAGCACGACCACCTCGTATCTGCCCGTGCAGAAACAGATCATGGAGAGCTTTCTGCCGGATGTCTATGGCGAAGTGCAGGGCGGCCCGAACGTCTACCCCGGCCAGCGGGTGGCCGGTCTGACCGGGACGCAGCAGGGCCTGCTGGGCGGACTGGGGGCCTGGTCCCAGTACCTGCAACCGACGACGGGCGGCGAGATGTACGGCCAGACGGGCGGGGCTCTCTCGGACATCCTGGCCGGCGAGATGGGGGCCGAGCCCTACACGGAGGAGTCCGTCAACCAGCTCTTTAAGAGCGCCTACGAGGCCCCGGCCCGCAAGCAGTGGACCCAAGAGACGCGGCCGGAGATCGAGGAAGCGTACTCGGGACCCGGCTACTGGTCCACGGCGCGGATGAAGGCGGTCCAGAAGGGGGCCGAGGACCTGGGCGACACGCTGTCCAGCCAGTACGGGGCCCTGCGCTACGGGGCGGAGGAGGCCAACAAAGGCCTCGCCGAGGCCAAGGCGGGGCGGGCCCTGTCGGCCATCCCCCTGGCGGGCGAGTACATCAGCCAGCCGCAGAGCCAGGCCCTGGCGGGGATCCAGGGGACGGGCGCCTTGTACGGGATCGCCGAGGCCGAGCAGCAGCAGCAGCAGAACGAGATCAACGCCGCGATGCAGAGGTTCGCCGAGGAGAACCAGATCGCCGATCCGCAGACGCTGCAAACGTTGCTGCAACTGCTGACGGCGAACTTCAATACCTCGGTGCAGAAGACGACGGGTCCGGGCCTGGGCGCTTCCCTGCTGGGCTCGGCGGCGGAGGGGCTGGGCTCGGCGTTCGGCGGGGGCTGGGGCAGCCTGTTGACCAAAGAGTCTCCCATGTGGAACCGGTAAGGAGCGATCCATGGCACTCGGCAAGGCGTTATCTGATATCGCGATGGCGGCCCCGCGGGCGCTGGGGGCGGCCCATGAGGGGCTCAAAGAGGCGCTCGCCCCGCAGGCGATGCAGTCGTACCGGGACAAGCAGCAACTCCAGCGGGACCTCCAGGTCGTTACCGAGCTGGCGCGGACGAATCCGGACTGGATGCAGAGCCCCGCGGCGCAGCGCCTGTCGGCGCACGTGACCAACAAGTATCTGCCGGGCGTGGCGGGCGGAGCGCTGCAGCCCGGGGAGTTTCAGTCGCCGCAGACGCAGACGAAGGCGACCGATCCGGTCCAGCGGGCCAAGGCGGTTGCCGAGCTGATGGGCCAGCAGCCCTTCAGCGGGGACGAGGAGGACGTCTACGATCCCCAGAACCCGGTGCATCGGGTTTGGATGCAGAGCCTCCAGGAGCTGGAGGGCGGCGGCGCCCCGGCCGGGACGGCAACGCCGCAGGAACCGACCGCCGCGCCCTTAGAGGCGCAGCGGCTCTCCCAGGAAGCTCTCAGCGTCGCCCGCGGCCGGGCCAAGGTCCCGGCCGGGCAGGGCATGGCGATCGCCTCCATCCCGGACGAGCCGCCGCAGCCCGAGACGATGGCGGGGGCCATGACGCGGGGATTGCAGCGGCCGCCGGCGACCGCCCGCAGCGGACCGTTGCCGAACGTCGGGGGCGGCGTCGCCCGGGGGGCCGGGATGGCCCTGGCGGGGATTCCGGATCCAAGACAGGTGGACGCGGCCCTCACGCAGGTCGAGGGCGCCGGCGGCGTGACGGTCCGCAACGCGGGGAAAGTCGCCGCCTCGAAAGCCGCGCCCGCCGATACGCTGCGGACCGCGGCCAAGGCGGTCAAGAGCTATAAGGCCAGTCCGGAGTACGCCGAGGTGATGCGGCAGACGGGTCGGCTGCTCAACGAGACGGACCTGTCGGCGCCGATGAAGGAAGTCCTCGCCGGCCAGGGATCCGCCGAGCAGAAGCGGCTCTTGAAGCTCATTCACCAGCATGGCCAGGAGAAGGTCCTGGCGGCCGTGCAGAAGAACCAGAGCCCTCGAGGGGAATACTGATGGCGGCGCTCGACTTCGACCTCCTGGAGCGGGAACTGGCCGCCCCGGCCCCGAGGGCCGCTGCCGGTCGGACTCAGGGGACCTCATTGACCGCATTGACCGGATTGACGCCGGCCGCAGCGCGGCCCTCCGGACCGAGTCACGCCGCGTTCGACCTGGACGCCCTGGAGCAGGACCTCAATCGCGGGGCGGGCCAGCAGGCCGTGCGGAGCGCCGCCCTGGCCGGGATCGCCGAGCGGTGGCTCGCGCCGGAGCCGGGCTCGCCCGAAGAGGTAGCCGACCTGGCGCAGCGGGTCCAGGCGGGCGGCATGCAGACGCCGGGGACGGCATTCTGGGCGCAGGGG